CGTTCTGCTGCTCCCAGTCGCGGCCGTTCTCGGCAGCGATCTCTTTGTACGTCTTCTGGCCGGTATTCAGCGCGGTCTTGTTTGCGCTGGATTCCTTCAGTGGATCGATCCACTTCTTAGGGCTCTTGATCCATCCGTGCTCCAGGTAGTCATCCTTCTTTGTCCAGAAGTCTTTGTTTACCTTGATCAGTCCTGTTAAATAACAGCTGATTACGAATGTCTCATAGATCTCATCGAGAATGGCCAGAATTGCTTCTTCCTCCTCCTGGTAGGTCATCTCATCCTCGATGGCTCCCTGTCTTGCGGATGCGTAGTTGGTCTCGCTCATGTCGCGGGATGTCGCCTCATATGAGAGTCCCTGACCTGCTCCGATCATACGCTGCTGCAGCTTCGTGAAGGATGTAGCATCGCTTCCCTGGCCGGTCGGATTTACGACCTGGACTTCATCTCCGGCATTGAGCTCTTTGATCATTCCGGGTGTCAGCGTCTTTCCATCGTACTCATGCTTTCCGACGTTTTCCGTCGCTGCATTTCTTCCGATGCCGACTGTCGGCAGCTGCTTTTTTATGAAAACAGACAGGCAGGCTGCGATTCGTTCCTTGACGGATACTGCAGTCATGAATTCGTTTGTGTCACGGATTCTGGTTGCTGTCTGGCTCATATCGGACATTTCTCTGATCTGAGAAGGGCGGCGCTTTGTGTAATAAAAAATCACATCGTTTGCATCGATTCTTCTTGGCTTCTCCAGTGAGAATCCGTCAATGCCGTACTGCCTGATCCAATATGCGACCGGTCTGTTGTACTTGTTGTACTCAATACCTCCGACGATTCGGTTTCCTCCGGCTGTCTCTCCAACCTGGAGAGTGTCGAGCTCATCAACCTCGATCATCTGAAGTTTGAACGGGATCATTCCGTCGTTGGTGTAAACCTTCACGAATAGAATTCCTCCATCCACCTTCTTCCTGGTCACTGCCATTCGGAGTATCTGGTTCAAGGTCTGCGTTCCGGTCACGTCGCAGTTCCTTGCCTTGCACCATTTTTTCCAGAGCTTCTCGATGTCTGCATTCAGCTTTGCGTTCTTCGTCTTGGCCTGCAGGTTATATCCTGCGCCGATGACGTTTCGCTTGTATGCTGATATCAGTGAATTCGCGATGTCGGAGTTTCTTTCCAGGTCTCGCGCTCTGGCTCTGATGGTGTCTCTGGACGTTCTGTCCGTCATTTCTGCGGAGTAGTTTGCCGCTCTCCATCCTGCATTCAGTCTGGAGTTGTTGCCTGCGTCATAGTTACGCAGTTCGTTGTACGTTGCACGCCATGCCGCACGCTTTGCTCCCGCTTCCGGGCTGATCCATGCGACGACGTTATCTAGCCAGCTCATTTGATCCATCACCTCCCATCAAAAAAGGCGACGTATGTGTTGTCCAGGAGACTGGTGTCGCCCTCTGCGGCTATCTCTGCCTCCAGTTCCTCTTTCAGCTTCCTGAGCTGGTAGAGGTCGGCTCTTGTCAGCTTACGGCTACCGATCTGATAAGACTGGCCGCCGATCAGAATTTTTCGGATTGCTGTTTTGACTTCTCCGAGCAGCTCGGCGGGGGCGGTGGNTTGCTTTCTTCACTCATGTCGTTCCTCCTATATCCAGTTCTCGTTTTGCTTGATCCATGTTTCCTCCGGAGCGTATGCTTCCTCCGGACGCTCCGCCTTGGCTTTGGCCTCAGCTTCGTCCTGCAGGTGTAGCGTTCTGACTCCGGAGATATCAGCTGCTGCCAGCGCATATACCTCTGCATCCAGGTAGTGGTTGTCGATGTGGCTGCGCTTTGGCACCCATCTCTGAACGGTTCGGTTTCCGGATTTGACATTGACCTTGTGCTCTGCAGTTACCTGCTCGGCGTATTCTCTGTCGCATCCTTCAAAGACCATCCAGCTTCCGCGGCCGTTCGGCTTCTTCATTCGACCGGCGATCATGTCCTTGTACTTGTCGCCATCAACCAGCACCAGGTTCATTCCGTATGCCTGGCTTCCTTGCTTGTTGATCTTCGATAGCTTGAAGTGTGACAGCATCGGGTTGTTGGAACCCTTGACCGGCAGCGCCCATTCTGAATTCAGGGCGCAGAAGTCATACGTGCTGTCTGCGTCGTATCCGGAGTCGATCAGGCACAATGCCACGATCAGTTGGTCTCCGTCTTCTGTGAAGTACGGCGTATTCATGATCTGCTCGATGTCCTGGAAGGATAACGCCTGGCCGTGTGCGATGTTCTGGCTCGTGATGTAGCTGCCCCATGCTCGGATGGTCCAGTAGAGTGACGTCTCCTGAACGTCCACTCCTGCAGTCAGAAACTTCGTCCAGCTTGGTGCCGTGAATTCCGGCCGCTCTGTCTGGCGTTCCAGTACGGTGTCGGCCGATGTCTTCAGCTTGGTGTCTTCCCATGGTTCTGCGAGCCATGAGTTTGTGAAGTTCTGCAGCTTGTCCGGATCGTCCTTGCTATCCAGGAATTCTTTCACGATTTCTGAAAATCGGACGAACGGACTATAAAGTGTGTTGATCCAAAATCCTACCTTGCGGTTGTACTTTGAATTCTCGCGCACGGTCTTCCATTCTCCGTACCGGAGCATCTGTTCCTTGTCCTGGTCCGTGATGTCCCCACCGCATTCCTGGCACCGGTAGACCGCCATATCGGCTCTGTCCTGGTTGCTCAGGTCGTCCCCGGACGGGAACTTCAAATTCTGAAACGTGAGCTCTATCATGGATCCGCAGTGCGGGCACGGTATGAAGTAATGTTTTTCGATATCCGCATCCATGAGTGCTTTCCAAATATGGCCGGTGGCCAGAGTTGGTGTTGACGTCATGTAGATCTTCCTGTTTCGGAAGGTCTTGGTTCTCTCCATCGCCAGTGAGATTGGATCCGACTCTTTCTTGGATGATCCTGGGTATTTGTCCACCTCATCCAAGAACAGGTACTTGATCGCCTTCGATGCCAGGGACGATGGCGAGTTGGATCCGGCCAGCGACAGGTACATTCCATCAAACTGCAGCTCCAGCTGCGATGATTCGTTTTTGTTGTAAAGCGATTTCAGCGTCCTGGTTGCCATGATCATTGGTTCCAGTCGGTTCTCGCTGATACTCTTGGCCAGGATGTCTGTTGGGTAGACGATCATGGTCGGGGATGGATCCTGCTGGATAACGTATCCGAGCATGTTCTGAAGGGCTTCGGTTCCTCCGACCTGTGTCGGTTTTACGAAGATAATTCTTTCCGTGTCGTAATTGATGAGCTCATCCATGATCTCCTTCAGGTACGGCGTCTTTTCATTTCGCCATGGTCCTGGGAGGGCGGATGTCTTGGAGTCTAGGACTCTGTAGTTTTCTGCCCACTCTGAAACGGTTATGTTCTCAGGCGGGCAGAGCTGCTTGAGTGCGTCTGCCTGGTATTGTGTGACTGGAAATTTACGAATCTGTATTCTTTTCTTCTTTAAGGGTGCCATCTTTCTTCACATCCTCTGGTCCCACTATTCCGGCAATGACAAACGCTCCGAGCAGTCTGTTTACTTCCGCGGCTATCTCCTTTTCGCATCGCCTCAGTTCAGACGGTTCCATCTGTCCTGAAAGCATCCCGGTTACCCTGGCCGGTATGCTCATGGCGAATTTTTTAAATACAACAAAAAATTTAGCGTAGTCGAGTTTTACTTCTTCTACGCTGATGTACTGACCGGCTGCTATCTCGGTCTTCAATCTATGCAGTTCTCCTTGGCTCTCCTTCAGGGCGATGTCGGCCTGCATCTTCTGTTCCCTGAGTTCGATCTCCTTATCGGTACGGTGCTGCTTTCCGTAGGCCTTGTCTGATAGGTATTTGACGTATGCCTGGATCGTAGGCACGAGGTCGTATCTTCGGACGCTCTTTCCATCTTCCAGGATCTTGGTGGTGGATATGATGCCTTCCTGGGTGAGCTGCTGCACGCGGCGGACGGTCACTCCGAAAAGCTGCGCGATGATCTCTGTCCGATAAAAGCTGCCTTTTACTTCTCCATCACTCATCTGAGCGTACCCCCCCCCCGCAAAATTTCGGCCATGATTTCGTATTGGTTCATCATAGGCTCACCTCCAACTTCCCGGCTCTTACAGCCTTCTTTCCTGTGAATTCTTCCCATCGGTGGACGATTACGTCGCAGAACTTCTCATCAAGCTCCATCAGAAACGCCCGGCGGCCGATCTGCTCTGCTGCCATGAGTGTGGATCCACTGCCTCCGAATAAATCGAGGACGTTCCATCCTGGCTTGCTGGAGTTCCGCATCAGTCTTCCGACCAGGTTTACCGGCTTCATTGTTGGATGCACGTCGTTCTTTGTCGGCTTCTTCTCAAAGAGGACGGTCGTCTGGTCTTTGTACTGGGCGATGATCTGATTGATGTATGTGATCAGGTCTTCTTTCTTCATGGATTCCAGGTCGAGTTCATCTTCCAGGAGGATTGTGTCCTGGCTTCGGTCGTCGATGAAGTAATGCGCAGCGCCTTCTTTCCATCCGTAGAGGATTGGTTC